AAACGCCACGTCCGATAATAATTGGGACAAACTTGTCCCAACTATTCGCCGTTTTTGGCGACATTTTGGATTTTGGAAACCGGACCGATCCGGCGGTCCGCTTTCGGTCCGCTTCGGTCCGTCGTCACTGACGGGAGAGTGACGACGGGGTTCGCGTGATTCATGTGATCTAACTGGTCCAAGCTGATTGGGGATCGGCGGGGGCATACGTCCCAACGATAGGGACAACCAGGGACGATTGGGAGCGGGCTCAGGTTAGGGCCAGCAGTGGACACTGCCGGGCACTGTCCAAGGCCCATCAGCGCCCGCGGATGACGCTGGCGAGGCGCTCTCAACGATCATTTGAGTGCATGCTCGGAGGGCATCTGCGCCCCTCTCGCGCGCCCCTCGTAAAAAAAAGTTTGCTGTTACAATCCCTAAAAACGCATAGTAGTACGTTATGATCCCGGACCTCCACTTTAAAAACGGGTAAGATATCCCCTTCATTCGACTTATCTCTTACCAAAAAGGTATAAGACTTTGGAATGTAACAATGGCCATCTGAGCGACAAAAAGCCTTCAGATTCTCACCAGCAACAGCTCCCTTTTTTGATCGCTCAAGACGTGATCCTCGACCGTCCTGTGTGACCTTAAGGCCGTAGAACTCCACATGATGCGCACGTTATTCGGACGTTGAACCTTGATAGCCTACCGAATAGGTAGTAGACTTGGGGTGTGAAGTGTCTCTGCGAATGGCCTGGCTGCTCGACTATCATCTTGGATGGGAAGAAGAGGTGTATTCTTCATCGCTCTAAAAGAAGCTATCCGCGCGCGCGCGAAGCTGAACGGCCATCGGCAGCAGCGAGAGGCTATTGCTCAGCACGCTGGAAGCGGCTGCGTAGCATGATCCTGGCTCGTGATCCGATCTGTAGGCTGTGCCAGACCGCTCCGGCCACGGAAGTCGATCACATCAAGTCCAAGGCGCAAGGCGGTGACGACTCGGACCAGAATCTCCAGGGATTATGCAAGGCTTGCCACTCCCGCAAGACCAGACGGGAGGGGTAGGCTAAAAAAAAAGAGGGGTTGAAGGTAAACCGTAGAATATACCCACACTCGCGAGCTCTAGAAATGGACCCATCATGGTAGGACGAAAACCGAAACCTAGATTACTTCGTTTAGCCGACGGCAATCGGGGACATCAGGCTCTGCGCCAAACACCAGCACAGACACCGTTCAAGCCCCCGGTATGCCCCGATTGGCTCGACGATTATGCTAAAGAGGCTTGGAGCTTTGTCGTTTCAGAGCTCAAGAGGATCGAGATGGTCGATCGGATCGATTCGCACACCTTGACCTGTTATTGCCATACACTGTCGACGTGGCGCAAGCTCAATGAAGCGGTCGATAAAGAGGGCCTGCTCATAGAAACAAAGATGGGGAGAGTGGTCCATCCCGCATCCAGGGAGGCATCCAAGCTGCTCACCATTTTGCGGCGTTATCAGGAGGATCTCGGCATGTCCGCTTACTCTCGCACCCGTATGCTGCTCGATGCGCCGAAACCCAAGAGGAAACAGGGCGATCTCTTCAAAGGTCCGAAGCCGATTAAGAACGTGACTTGACTGAAAGCGATAGATATTCCTCGCTCGCTCAACTACCCAAAGACAAACGACTGCGCGCGCTGCTGTCCGATAAGCGCCACGCCAACATTGTCGACGACTGGCCTTACTGGATACGAAACAAGTCTGACATTCAGGCACTGGAAGAGGGCTGCTATGTTGACCTTGCCTACGGTGAGCATGCTTGCGACTTCTTCAAGTCCATACTTGTTCTATCCAAAGACCGCTTCGCGGGTGAATACTTCGATCTTCTCTTATGGGAAGCCGACGTTCTGAATCGAGGATTCTCCTGGCGCAGAAAAAGCGGGGCGATGCGCTTTTCAGAGTTTGAAATCTGGACACCCAAGAAGCAAGGAAAGTCGACGTTTGACGGGGGATTGGCGCTTTACCTCACATTGGCCAACGGTGAATCACGCAACATGGTATTCATCGCTGCCACGGACAAGGAACAAGCAAAGATTGCTTGGGGTGAAGCGGCCGCGCTCTGTCGCGCATCGCCGGAGCTGGAGGGATTGTGCAATGTCATAGATTCCACGCAGCGCATCATTCAGCCGGAGTCCGGCTCCATCTGTCGTGCCATTTCTTCCGATCATCATAGGCAGCATGGTCACGATGCCACCGCAGTGATCTGCGATGAGATACATGCATGGCATGGAACGGCGGGCAGGGAATTGTGGAATACGCTTTGCTATGCAGGTATCGCCAGATCACAGCCACTCATCATCGTAACTTCGACTGCTGGTCTCTATGACCCCGAATGCATTGGCTACAAGCGCTATGACTACGCCTGCAAGATCAGAGACGGTGCGCTCATTGACACGACGGTCTTGCCGATCATCTATGGCGTTCCGATGGACGAAGATTGGGAAGATGAGACACAATGGTGGCGCTCGAATCCAGCACTTGGCTGGATCACCCGCATAGAAGAAATGCAGAAGTCTTACGAATCAGCGAAGTATGATCTTTCCACGCAGAATAACTTCAGACGGTATCGGCTCAATCAATGGGTGAGCCAAGAAACGCGCTGGATCGACATGGAGGCGTGGAACGCCTGCGAATCCGAATGGTCGCTTGATGATGTGCCGGATCATTACAAATGCTACGCCGGTCTTGATCTTGCCAGCACGGAGGATATGTCTGCGTTGGTCCTGCTCTTCATGGCCGATCTGGACAGTCCGATCTACCTTTTGCCACACTTCTACATGCCGGATCACAACATCAGGCGCCGCGAAAAAGAAGATCAATTGCCCTATCAGGAATGGTCGGCCGCTGGGTATCTCACGCTGACGCCCGGCATCACGACGGACTATGAGTTTATCCGCAAACACTTGCTAGATTTGGAAGAGCAGCATCATATCGGCATCGTCGGGTATGATCCGTGGCAAGCACGTTATCTCGTCGAGCGCCTCGAAAAAGAGGACGGTCTAAACATGGTGGAAGTCCGACAAGGATATGGCTCCATGTCCGATGCTTCCAAGGCGTTCCACTCTCTGATAACATCGGGCCGGCTGATGCACGGCGGACATCCGATCTTACGAGAGCACGCGAACAACGTGGCGACCAGGAGCGATCCGAACGGTAATATCATGCCGGATAAGTCCAAGGCACGCGGACGCATTGACGGTATTGTAGCATCGATCATCGCGCTACGTGTCGCGCAGGCTTCGGAGCAGTCCGGCCCCTCAGTTTACGAAACGGCAGGTGCAGAATGCTTATGAGTCTGCTTAAGCGATTAGCGCCCTTCTTTAGCGCATCGCGAACGCAAGAACGCATACCGGTTATCGAGGGCGGGAGACGCGCCGGTGTTTGGGTCTCACACGAAACCGCTTTGACCATTGGCGCTTATTACCGCTGCGTGCGTGTAATTGCCGACTCATTGGCGTCTATTGACTGGCGGGTTAAGCGACTGCGATCAGACGGCGGGTGTGACATTGCCGCAAACCACCCGGTGGATAGAATCCTCGCCCGCAAGACAAACCCCTTTATGACTGCATTCGCGTTCAAGGAACTAATGGTTTCCTGGGCATTGACCTGGGGTAATGCAATCGCGCTCATTGATCGTGATGATCGCAGACAAGTATCTGGACTATGGCCGATTCCCCCGTGGCGGGTAACGATCAAAATGCAGCCCGGTTGGCGTTTGACTTATGAGATCAGGAACGAGCCGGGTGGTGAGCCGACAGTCCTTGATGCCCGCGATGTCTATCACCTCAAGAACCTTGGTGAGGACGGCATTGAGGCGTATTCAGTCGTTACGCTCGACCGTCGAAGTATTGGCGTTTCCATCGCGACGGAACAGCACGGTGAGAGTCTGTTTGCCAACGCGGCCCGTCCCGCGGGCGTCTTGGATCATCCTGGGAAATTGTCCCCGGAAGCAAAAGATGCTTTGCGTGACGACTGGAATCGCAGGTTCCAAGGCGCGGGCAAAGCGTGGGGCACTGCGGTCTTGCAAGAGGGCATGAAATACAGTCTGCTCTCCATGTCCAGTCAGGACGCGCAGTTCCTTGAGTCTCGCAAGTTCTCGGTCATTGAAATTTGTCGCTGGGTCGGGGTACATCCTTACAAGGCATATGATCTTGATGGGATGAAATACTCCAACACGGAACATGTCAATCGTGACTTCCACAATGACACGTTATCACCCTGGGCGTCGCGCATGGAGCAGTAAGCCGATGATAAACTGCTCGGACAGGAATCTCTCTTCACCGATTTCGACTTTAGACAATTATTACGCGGCGACACGCAGACCAGATCGGTGATGTATTCTGCTATGTTCGATCGCGGGGTCTTATCGCCCAACGAATGGCGCAGGCGCGAGGGAGACAATCCGATACCGAACGGCGACGAACATTTTGTCCCGATGAACATGCAGACCCTCGAAGCGGCTATGGCGGCTGCGGATGCGCCAGCTCAGCCGGTCAACGACGGATCATCAAACGAACCGCCTCCCTCGAAGGAAGATGATCTATCCGCGTGGCTGCCGATCGCCTCGGATGGGATACTCCGCATCTATCGGCGGCGCAGACGCATTGCTGAACGGGCGGCCAAGACGGTCGATACAGTCGACGACTTTGAGTGTCTCATGCTCTCGCGCATCGCGTCGGATAAGCACAAGGCAGCGGCGGACATCAAGAGCGTGGTTGAAACGGTCGGCAAGACGGCCTGTAATCAGGCGGGCGGATGGTGGAGTAACTACACGGTTGTCGCGTTTCTCAAGACCTTGGGCGATTCCATGCAACAGATGTTTCGTCTGGCGTTTGAATCCGGCGATGTGTCCGGTTATCTCGAACAACGTGAGATCGGCATGGCCCATGACGCGGCGCGCATGCTCGTCAAAGCGACGCTCGTGGCGGCGAAATCTACGAACAAATTGGAGTATTGCGATGTCTGAAACAGAAAAGCTAAGCGGATTAGCGCGGGCCAATCCGATCGGCGTTGATCGCGAGAATGCCAGGATCAATGGTTTGGTTCTCGCGGAAAAGGGTCCGTTCAAGACGCCTTTCCGCGGCGAGTTCGATGGCAAATCTTTGACGGCGATCGTCTCGCTCATCAAACAAAAGGGCAGCGTGCGCTCACGGTTTGGCCATGCAACACCTCTCGACAATGGGCCGGGCAATTTTCTCGGTCGCGTGTCGAATCCCCGGCTCGACGGGGATCGCGTGCGCGGCGATTTGCAATTCAACCCTTCTGCGTTCAAGGCGCCTAGGGGCGACCTCGCATCTTATGTAATGGAGCTAGCCCAATCTGACCCGCAAGAGGGGCTATCAACTTCGCTTGTGCTTACTACGGAGCAAGAACTGAGGCTCAACAAGAATGGCACGCTCAAAGAAGATGCCAACGGCGATCCGCTTCCACCGCTCTGGCGCCCGCTTGAAGTGTTCCAATCCGACATCGTGGACGTGGGCGATGCGGTGCACAATGGCATGCTCGCCGCCTTGCCTAAGGGGCTGCGGGAGACTTACGCCGAAGATATGATGGAATCTGTCTTTCGGCTCATGGCCGGACTCACGGATCGCAAATCGCTCGAATCGTGGATCGAATCGGTGGTCGAACGGCATTTCGGCCATAAGTCGCCACGGAGCACTGCGCTTATCGAGCGGTGCATGACGCAGGGTCGCGAGCTTGAAAAGTGCCACACCATGTGATATACTTGGGATAAATCGAACGGTCGATGCGTAATGTAGGTGCAGGCACCGCCAGAGCGCGTCGGCAACGGTCGCCATACGAATACAGGTATCTGGACGGCAGCCAATCGGGCGCACAACGTGCGCAGGGTTGATTGTCGTCTTTTTTTGGAGCTTGTAATTATGGCGACACTTGCAGAACTGAAAGACCTCCAGCTCGCCAATCATGAGAAGCAATTGCAGATCATCGCGGTTGCCGATCAAGAGAAGCGAGACCTATCGAAAGAAGAGCAGGACGAACTCGACGCTCTTCAGACCGAATATGAGGAACGAAAGCATCAAATCGAAATCCGTGAAAAAGCGGACAGCATCTCTGAGGAATTGAGCGCCCCCAAGACGCCTGCGATCAAAGGCATCGTGACCAACGCCGAAGCGGCAGGAGAGAAGATCGAACCGCTGGCACGTTCTCCCCGATCCGCCGTTCCGGAATATGCCCGGCCCATCGATCGTGGTCGACGCGGGTTCAATAGCATGGGCGAGTTTGCGCTTGCCGTGGCGAACTATTCGCGTCCGGGCGGTGAACATGACCTCCGACTTCGCCAGATGCTCGCTCCGACCACCTATGGCAGCGAGGGCGTGGGCGCCGACGGCGGCTTCGCCGTCCCGCCTGACTTTCAGGCCGAGATCAACGATCGGATCGCGGGTGAGGATACGCTGCTCGGCATGACCGATCAGCTGGTTACGTCCTCCAATTCGATCACGATCCCCGTTGATGAATCCACGGCCTGGCAAAATGCTGGTGGGATTCAAGCCGTCTGGATGGGGGAGGGTGCACAAGGCACGCAGTCCAAACCGGTGCTCCAGCAGCGTAACATCCAGGTCCACAAGGTGATGATCCTTGTGCCGGTTACGGACGAGCTGATTAGTGACGCTCCGGCGATGGACCGTTATCTCCGGCGCAAGGCGACGGAGAAGATCAACTTTGAGATCACCCGGACCATTGTAAAAGGTACCGGCGCAGGCCAGCCGCTCGGTATCCTCAATTCTCCCGCGTTGGTTTCCGTTTCACGCGCTACGAGCGGCCAGATCAACCTCGCCGATATCGAGAATGCCTATAGCCGGATGTTTGCGCAATACCGCGGACAGCCGGGCACGGTGTGGTTGATGAATCAGGACGTGGAGCCGCAGATTCTGGCGCTGAATAGCGGCACGAACAACAACGTCTTTTTCGGTGCGCCCAACTTCGGCGTACAGCCGACACCGGGCACGTTCTTGCTCGGCCATCGCATCATCTATACCCAAGCATGCGAGACGCTCGGCAGCAAGGGCGATGTTTATTTCGCGGCCCTCGGACAGTACCTCACGGTGATGAAGGGCGGCGGCATTCGCGCCGACGTGTCGACACACATCTTCTTCGATTATGACCAGGTGGCATTCCGCTTCATCTTCCGGATCGCGGGTATGCCTTGGCTTTCGGCTCCCATTTCTCCGCTCAACGGCTCGACGACGTATTCGTCCGCAGTCACAGTCGCGGCATAACAGAAAGGCGGTGAATGATGTCTGTACCTCAAGGTTTGCTTGTCGAGAACATGAAGATTGTCACGGGGTTGGCGCCGACCACACCCAGTACATCTTCGACGGATTGGGTGTCCATGAAAAACTATGATCGCTGCACGGTCATCATCCTGGCGGATAACGGTACAGCCGTGACCGGCTCGGCGATCAGCATGGATCAGGCGACCGACGTGTCCGGCACGTCAAGCAAGACGCTTTCGTTTTCGACCGTGTGGGCGAATACGGATACCGGCGCTTCGGACGCGCTGGTCGAAACGGCGGTTACGTCGGATACCTTTACGACCGATGCGACAGCTAACAAAAACCTAATGTATGTCATCGAGGTGAGCGCGTCCGACTTGGATGTGTCCAACTCGTTCGATTGCTTTCAGGTTGACCTCGGCACGGCAGTGTCGTCTGTCATGTCGGTGTGTTTCATCATGTGGAACTCCCGATATGCCAAGACTACTCCGCCGTCGGCGATCATTGATTAGGGGATCATCATGGCTTTGATGAAACTCAAGGTGGATTTTTGGGTTAACGGTGAGAAGCACTGCAAAGGGGAAGTCGCCGACATGTCGCCCGCCATCTGTCAGCTTTTGCTGAGCAGGAATGAAGGCGAATACGTCAACGCTGAGTCTGCGGAGGAAAAACCGCAACGGAAAAAGAGAGTGCCCAAGAGCGAAACGCTCGGCGCGGAATCCGTGACGGTTAGGACTGTAGGCAAACAGCGCACGGTGACGGAGCCTTAGCATGGGTTTGGTAGTCCAAACAGCCCCGACTGAAGAGCCGGTTACGGTTACGGAGTGTAAGACGCACAGTCGCATAGCCACGAGTAGCGACGATGCGTTGATCGCCCTCTACATAATTACCGCGCGCCGATATGCAGAGGAAACACTTAACCGGACGCTCGTGACGACTACCTACGACTTGACGATGGATGGTTTCACTGACCGCTTGTGGTCGGATGGTTGGATGATCTTCCTCCCGCGGCCGCCAGCGGTCAGTGTTACCTCTATCATTTATCTCGATAATACGGGCGCATCACAGACCTGGGATGCGAGCAAGTATCGACTTGATGCTACGTCTTTGCCCGGCCGCATTACGCCCGCATGGGGCGAAGTCTATCCGCCCACTCGCGGCGTCATCGGTGATGTGACCGTGCGCTATATCGCGGGTTATGGCGCGGCGTCCGCCGTCCCGGAGCAGATCAAGACGGCGCTCAAGCAATTAGTCGGATCAATGTATGACGAACTGCGTGAGGCGCATGGCATGGGCGCTCAGGTCCATGACCTGCCTTTTGCGGGCGACATGCTCATGGCAACGGAAAGGATGATTAGTTTCTGATGCCAGTTGCCGGACCATTGCGCGAATACGTCGACGTGCAGACCAACACGCCGACCCGCGATGCGTTTGGCGACGAGTCGGATGCCTGGGCTACGGCGGCTACGCTCAATGCCTCGGTGCGTCCGGTGCGCGGTGGTGAGTCGTGGGCTGCTCAGGCAGTACAAGCGGGCGTGGATTACGTATTTAAGTTTCGCTATTCCTCGCTCATTACGCCGAAGGCGCGGCTGTCGTGGAATAGCCGGATATTCGAGATCATGTTTGTGAAAAACGCGGACCCGATCTACATGGGCGCGGAGCGGAACACGCTTGTTGACGTGCTTGTCAAGGAGATCGTGACCACCTGATGGAACTGGCATCGGCCATCTATACGGTTCTGGTGACGGACGTGGACGTCTCGGCGCTCGTTGGCACGCGCGTCTATCCCGAACAGGTGCCGCAGGGATCGGCGTTCCCCTACATCACGTTTCTTAACGTAACCAGCAGTCCGATCCGTTCTTTGTCCGGTTATTCGGGCGTCACGAAAACCATGCTGCAAGTGGATTGTTTCGCGGACGACAAGGCCACCGTCGTGGCACTCAAGGATGCGGTCCGCGTGGCGATCGGCGATCGCAACAACTGGCAGCAGGCGGGGCTCGTCGTCCAGTCGTCACAGCTGGACGCTTATCGGGATACGAGCGAAAGACCGTTTGATGGCGGCGAACGCATGGTCCGCCGGGTATCTATGGATTTCATCGTCTTTTGGCAAGACGAACCGATTTAGGAGTTTTGATATGGCAACGTTTACCACGGGGATGTCAACCGTTGGCACTACTTTATCGGTAGCGGGCACCAACGTGGCCGAAGTGTTCAACGTCTCCGGTCCGAGTTTTTCTCAGACCGCCGTTGATACGACGCATCATACGTCCACGTCGCGATTCCGCACGTTCGTTCCGGGATTCTCTGACGGCGGAGAAGTATCGTTTGACATTCGATACATCCCCACGGATGCGACGCATGACGAGACGGCGAATACCGGTCTTGTCGGTCTGTTCGGCGCCACGTCCACGACCACCTTTGTATTGACCTTCCCGGATAACGGCGCGACCAGTAACAGTAATTTCTCATTCGACGGCATTGTTACCGATCTAACGCCAACGGCCGACCTCGACACGTCGCTTGATGCGTCCGTGACGATCAAGGTTAGCGGCAAACCCACATTCACGGCGGCGGCATAGTATGGCACTAGACAAGAAACGCATTCTATCGGCGGACGACCTCGGCAAGGAAACGCTGTCTATACCCGAATGGGGCGGTGACGTGATCGTGCGCGGCCTCACCGGGGAAGAGCGCGAAGAGTATGAGAACATGGCCGCGGCCAACAAGGCGGGCGACAAGAACGCTACCCGCCATTGGCGTGCCCGGCTCGTGGCGGCGACGGTCATCGACGACGATGGTAACGATGTATTCGGTCCCGCAGACGTGCAGGCTTTGTCTCACAAGAACGCGGCGATTCTCGATCGTATTGTTGACGTGGCGCTCAGGCTCAGCGGTTTGATGGACGATGAGTCGCCGGGAAAATAGCCTCCCGTCCGTCTCGTGATTTCTACTTCCGCCTGGCGCGCGACCTGGGCATGACGGTACGGGGGCTATTGAGCCGTACGAGTAGCGCGGAACTATCCGAATGGATGCATTGGTATGAGCGTCATCCTTGCGGTGATGAAGTTGTTTGCATGCAACTGGCCACGGGGATCGCGGTCTATGCGAACTCGAAGCTCAAGAAAGGCCATAAGGCTTATAAGGAATCGGACTTCTATGTCGTTGACAAGCTCAAGCCGCGGCGGCGCATGTCGACGATCGAAATGCGGGATTATTGCAAGAACCTTACGCTCTTGATGGGCGGAGATGTGATTGATGGCAGACTCGGTCAGCATAAAACTTGAAGGGCTTGACGAAGTCCGCAAGGCCATACGCAAGTTGCCGGAGAAGCCCGCGCGACGTGTCATGCGCAAGGCACTCCGTGCCGGTTCCACGGTGATAATCAAGCGGGCGCGACAACTTACACCGGTCCGCACGGGCAGGCTTAAGCGCTCGTGGCGGCGTCGATTTAGCAAATCGTTCGATCCAAACATCACGGCCGAAGTATTGAACGCCGCACCATACGCTCATCTTGTCGAGTTTGGAACGGGACCGCGAAAGGATGGAAAGACCGGCGCGTCTCGCGGCGTTATGCCCGCCCATCCCATGATCCGTCCCGCCGTCGAAGGACAAATCGAGGCGATCAATGCGGCTATGCGCAAAAAGGCGGACGAGTCCATCAAGAAGGAATGGGAAAAGCTGACGAGGACGAAACGTGGCTAAGATCAGCGTATTGCTAAACGCCAAGACGGCCCGCTTCAATCGCGGCATGCGCGGCGCATCGAAGAGCATGGGGCTTTTCAGCAAGAGCGTAGGCCGGGTCAAAGGCTTACTCGGCGGCCTGGGCTCCAAGCTCCTGCTGGTCGGTGGCGCGGCGGGTATGGGATTTCTTATCCGCAAAACTTCCAAGGCGATCGACAACATTGCCAAGATGTCTGACCGGCTCGGCATATCAACCAAGGCTCTTTCCCGTTTCGAACTGGCGGCGGAATTGAGCGGCACAGAATTGAGCACGCTCGAAAAAGGAATCAAGACGTTTCAGAAACGCATTTCCGAAGCGGGGCAACTGACTACATCGGCGCGTATCTTTGATGCTCTGAAGATCGATACGACGACATTCGCGCTGAAGAAAGCCGATGAACAACTCTTGATTTTCCTCGACGCGCTCTCCAAGGTGCAATTGCAATCTGACAAAGCGCGTATTGCACAAGACGCTTTTGGGCGTGCGGGTCTTAGCTTTATCAATCTCGCCAAGGGCGGGCGTAAGAGTATCGAGCAATTACTCAAGGCGGCCGATCTGGCTGGCCTTACCTTCGACCGTTTATCCGGGGCGGCTGTCGAGCGAGCCAACGATGCGCTCACCAAGCTCAAGGCCGTCGGCACGGGATTGCTGCGCAAGTTTGTCATCAAGCTGGCGCCGTTTTTGGAAAAGGGAGCGAACGCGCTGTTTAAGTTCCTCACACAAGGCAAGCGATTGGATCGCATTGTCAACAAAGCATTTCAGTTTATGAAAACAGCGATCATCGCGGCGGCTGGCGCGGTCGATGTCCTACACATCAAGCTGCTCAAGCTGCTCAACTTCTTCACCGACCTTCGGATCGGCGTCTTGCAGACATTCGCGGACATCGGCACCTCGATCAACGAGAGCATCACCAGGGCGGTGAAAAAGGGCGGTCTCTTCAGCGACGTAAAGATCGGCTTGTTGCAGACCGCATCAGATATTGCAGAGGCGATCTTCGGCAAGACCGAGGACATCCAGAAAAAACTGAGCAGCGCGGTCGAGCGACGCAACAAGCGCGTCGCAGTCATACGCAAAAAAGAAGAGAGGATCGCCGCGGGGGAAGGATTGGCCGACAAGGTATTCCGCTTCTTTCAACGTATCGAACAGGCCAAGACGCCGAAGGGGATATTGCAGCCACAGCAAGGTAAGGGCCTGTCGATCTTCGCGCCGACATTGGCCGGCGCGAAAGCGGCCACGGCAAGAACGAGCGCACTGCAAGCACGGCAGCTCGGTAAGGATATCTCCGGTCAGATCAGCACGGCACAACTTGCAGGTTCGGACGTAGGCATTGCCTCAGCGTTTGCCCGTGGCAATCAACGCATCACGCCGGAGGATAAGAAACAAACACAATTGCTCGAAGATATTAAGCGCCTGCTCGCGCAAGGCTCCTTCATCAACGTCGGCGGCGTGCCGCTTCTGGTGAATCCCTGATGCCTACGCTTACCGAACTAGCAGCCAAGACGCGACTGGGCGGCGGCGTCGGCATCTTCGGGGCGCAGGGCGTCGTCACGACGTGGTATGTGGCCACGGACGCCGTCGACGATGATCCGGCGGCGGTGCTCAGTACGCCCGGTAATGGCGGTGTGGTGCTCGGCGAGGCTTATCCCTGGGGCAGCTTTGGTGTGGTCGCGATCGGATATGTAGTCCGTGAAAGACTCGGTCCCAAAGAATGGGAAGTCGATGTTCTCTATGGTCCGCCGATCGAGTTCCCCGAAAACGATTGGACAATAACGACCAGCTCCTCGGTTGAGTTTCAGGAAGTCCTTTCCGCCGTGGTCAGCGACAACGACGGACGCCCGGTCTTGACGCCGGACGGTCAACCCCTCCGCGTACCCATCGGCCCACGTCTCTTCATCCAACAATCGACACTCGATTCCTGCGCCGCGGATAAGCGCCCCGACGTGGAAGCTGGGCTATGGTTTGCCAATCTCCAACAGGGGTGCCGCGAGACGGTTAATCTCAAACGCATCCTCCCGGAAACTGCCCG